GACAGGTTAAAAGATACAAACTCAGTATCAGATCTAGATGATGATGATTTAGAAACTGATAGAAAATTAAACGACTTATTTAACAAGTTAGAAGGGTTAGGTCTAGATATTGTAACAGATATAAGACAAGAACTAGATTCTTTTAGTACAACCCCTAATGATAAAGAAATTGACGGTGACTTCTTTCACAGAGGACCGAACGGAATATTATACAGATTAGAAATAAGAAATGATATTAAATCACCTAAAGTGGCTGTAAAAAGATTTGCAGTAGCATTAGATGACGAAGGTGTTGTAGTTTTAGAAGGACCTAAATCCTTTGCATCTGACACAAAAATACTATTAAACGAAATAAAATTCAGAATAGATAATCAACTTGCTTAACCAAACTATTTATAAATATGAAACTGGACCAACTACGTAAGGTAATACGAGAAGAAGTTAGAGCAGCTGTTAAGGAGGAGTTACAAGACGTAATGAATGAAGCAGTTAAACATGCTTCTACTCCCAATACAATGCAAGAAGTACCTAAAGGTCAACCAAAACAATGGTCAGCGGGTAAATCTGCAACTTTAGATGAAATGCTTCAAGACACAAGAGCATCAATGACAGGTCAAGATATGAAGAACATATCTGGCAATACAGGTGTTGAAAAACCTAACTTTGCATCAATGATGTCAAATCAACTAGTAAGAGAATCATCAGGACCAGCTCCTGGGTTGGACCTTTCACTAATACCTGGTTTGAATAAAGCTAAATCTATTTTAGATGCAGCTTATGCAAAAGATAAAAACAAAAGAGCATAACTATAATGGCATTCGAAGTAAAAAAAATAGCACCAATAGACCTACAACCTAGAAAGGCAGTAGGTGTAAAACTACCTTTTTCAGGTAAGGCTGTTTTTAATCAAACATTCCAAACAAAAGAAGCACTTAAGACTAATTTAATAAATTACTTTTTAACTGCAAGAGGAGAAAGATACCTTAACCCTACGTTTGGTAACAGACTTCAAACATTACTATTTGAACAACTTACACAACAGAAAATTGCTCAAATTGATGAACTAATAAGGAATGATCTTGAAGTATACTTTCCTAGAGTAGAACCAGTTAAGATAAATACTCAAGGAACACCAGATAATAATTCAGTTTCTTTCAGCTTAAGTTATAGATTAAGAGAAACCGATATAGAAGACGAACTTATAATTAACTTTGAACAGTAATGGCTGAAGAAAGAGATATTAAATACATCAACAGAGATTTTGGCGACCTAAAAGAGCAGTTGGTAGAGTTCGCTAAGAACTACTTTCCAGATGCTTATAACGATTTTAGTCCTACATCTCCTGGAATGATGTTTATAGAAATGGCTGCCTATGTAGGAGATATTCTTTCTTTTTACCAAGATAGTCAAATTCAGGAAACATTTTTACAACATGCTAAGAACCCAGGTAACCTTTACTCATTAGCTTATATGATGGGATATAGACCAAGGGTAACTTCTGTTTCTGAAGTTGAATTAACAGTAACACAACGGGTACAAGCTACCGGTGTTACTTACAAACCTGATTTCGATCAAGCATTAAAGGTAAGTGAAAACTCAATAGTTAAAGCAGACATAGGAGACAATCCTACCTTCTTAACTAGGACACCAGTAGACTTTACTTTCAGTAGTTCTTACGACCCAACCGATATAAGAATATTTTCACTTGATAATGGTAATCCTGCTGAGTACCTGCTAACTAAGAAAGTAAAAGCTTTTTCTGGTACAATTGAGACAACAACACAAACCTACACTACTGCAGAAAAATTTGCTACTTTTGAGATAGCAGCAGATAGTATAATAGGTATATTAGATGTGACTGATAGTGATGGAAAGATTTGGACAGAAGTCCCTTATTTAGGGCAGGACACAGTCTACAACACTGAAGAAAGTACATTATCAGACAACGGCTTAGTACCAAATAACCTTACACTAAGAAAAGTACCAAGGAGATTTGTTACTAGATTTTTAGCCAACGGTAAACTACAAGTTCAGTTTGGTTCAGGTATAACCGGACAAGATGACTCAATTATAGTCCCTAACCCGACCAACATACAAAACTCTTCTACATTCAATAATACTAATGAATATTTTAAGGCATATGATCCATCTAACTTTCTTTTTACAGAAACATACGGACTAGCACCTTCTAATACTACATTAACAATAAGGTATTTGACTGGTGGAGGAGTAGGTGCAAACGTACCTGCTAACACTATCAATGCTATTGACACAGTGGTGACATCGGCAACAGATACAACTTTTGCAGGTACATTGACCTTTAATAACGAAACTCCCGCAGCAGGAGGTAAAGATGGTGACTCAACAGATGAGTTACGTCAAAATTCTCTTAGAGCATTTGCTGAACAACAACGTACAGTTACCTTACAAGATTATGCAGTCCGAGCTTTGTCTCTACCCGCAACCTATGGATCAGTCGCTAAAGTGTATGCAACACAAGATTCCTCAGTTGGTAACGATTCCAGCGTATTAGGTAACAATCCTTTAGCAGTTGGTTTATACGTACTTGCTTATGATCATGAGAAAAAAGTTGTGACTGCTAATACGACTCTTAAGCAAAATTTAAGAACTTATTTATCGCAATTTATTCCACTCACAGATGGAGTAGATATAAAAGATGCATTTGTTATTAATGTTGGAATACAATATCAAATAGTTATACTTTCTAATGTAGCTGCAAGAGATGTAATTCTTAATTGCAATAACCTACTAATAGATTACTTTAATATAGATAAATGGAGTATTAATCAACCGATAAACCTTTCTAAACTTTATACAAAGTTAGATAGAGTAAAAGGTGTACAAACTGTTAAAAGTGTAACAGTAACTAACAAAACAGGTGGTAAGTATTCTTTGAATGCATACGATGTTCAAGGAGCTACCAAAGACAACATTGTTTACCCTTCTTATGATCCTAGTATCTTTGAAGTAAAGTATCCCAATGATGATATAGAAGGACGAGTAACAACATTATAAGATGGCAGTATACAGAATATATCCAGAAAAAGATTCCTACATATCAAGTGAACCTTCAATCGGTGGTGCTTACGGTAATGCCGGAAGAGATGAAATACTTGAAGTAGGAGGTTACTACGACATTAACATAACTGGTAGAGCTAACAGAAGTTTAATTCAATTTAAAACTACTGAAATACAGGATGCAATAAACACTAAGGTATCAGGACCTATATCTGCAAGTTTAAATTTAAAACTGGCAAGTGCAACTGAACTACCAAAATCTTACACTTTAACAGCATACCCAGTATCAGCTGCTTGGGAAAATGGATTAGGTAAAGGAGATGACACACCAAAAAATACATCAGGTGTATCTTGGAAGTATAAAGATGCAGGTTCTACTGAATGGACTACAATTGGAGGAGATTTTTTAACCGCTAGTGGGTCTAACGAGACACACGGTATATACGGAACCCATGATACCGATATAGACGTAACAGATACAGTTGCAAAACACTACTCTGGTTCTTTAACCAACTACGGTATGTTAATAAAAGCAGATGCAGAAGTTGAGTTTAACACTACATCGTCAATACTACTTAAATACTTTAGTAAAGATACAAACACAATCTATAAACCTTATTTAGAGTTGAAATGGGATGACCAGTACTATAGTAGTTCATTATCAGACCTTGATACAGATATAGCAACTATCGGTATAAAGAATGCTCAAGAGGTATATAGTAATTCCGATCAAGTAAGATTTAGGGTATCTGCTAGACCTAAATACCCAACACGGACTTTTACTACTAGTTCAATATACTTAAACGAGTATAAACTAAACAGTGGTTCATATTTTGGAATAAAAGATGAATCAACAGGTGAAATGATAGTAGACTTTGATACTTCGTTCACTAAGGTTAGTGTTGATGATACAAGTAACTATTTTGATTTCTATATGAACTCATTAGAACCGGAAAGACACTATAGGTTACTAATTAAGACAACAGTTAACAACAGTACAATTGTAATAGATAATAAGAATATATTCAAAGTAACCAAGCATGGCTAATGATGTAAAAATACAAAAAAAAGTATACGATCCCAAAACCTTTAATAAGGTTGTAGACCGTAACTTTAAAACGTATGCTCAAAAGCCAGACCCGGTTCTTGAAACTACCGTAGAAGAGTTCTTTATACTATATGAAGAACTATTTTATGAAATACCAATAGAAGGTGATGCAACATCACATAGATACTTGGTGGAAAAAAGTTCTGAAATAGTAAATTTTGAAAAAGATAACAATGAAATACAACCTCTATTAGATGAAATCACCATCTTGAGAGAACAAAACCTACAACTGAATCAACAGTTATTGGAAGAAAGAATTAACGCTGCAGAGAATCCATAATGAGTTTAATTAAGTATAAAGTTACTGAACTACCTCTCGAACAACTGAGTTTTAATTCTGAGTTGAAAGAAAAAGATAAGAGGTTAATAGAATCATTTTCTGTAAATGAAAATTTTGATTCAAGCAAACACAACCTTGGCTTATACATCTACACTCCAGAAAATCAATTACTATCTTCTTTTCCTAATTACTTAGACTATTCACTTTCTTTAAATGCAGCAGGTGCAGGTAAGACAGGTTCAGAAGTACTTACACTACTACCTGTTGAAGATGCTAAAAAATCTGGTTTTGAAAATGGAGACATAAGGTTACTGTATAAGTTTACAGACGATCTATTCTCAGAAAATAAGAATCAAAGAAGATTTTTTATAGAGGATATATCTCGTGATAGGACAGAATTACGTGCCCTTTCAAACGAACTTACAGATAGTGAAATAAAGAGTTACGTAGCATCCATAAAGAAACAATTAGACTCAGGATCCTTCTTTAGTGAATTTAATCTTAATTTTGATTCACTTAATACCGTAATAGGTGTTAATATTGATACTGAAGAAACTACAAACGGCACTGCTATTGTTATAAAACTATACAGAGCCTTAGATGTAAACATAACTACCAAACAAGTATTTAACGTTGTACAAACAATCAGTGACAGTGTATTATACGAAATTACATCAGAGTACACACCTGACACTATTTCACTTAATAGACTAAAGGGACCAAACTTTAATATAGAAGTATTAGAAGAGAACAATAACCCCACTGAGTTTTTATCATATAATGAATTATTAAGTTACCCAGTAACTAATTCTTATTTTGAACTAAGATCTTTGTTTAACGATAACAGTGCACAGATTGCTATTGACCATACAGACTTTAGTTCATTTGTACATTTTTCATCTGCTGAAGAAAGGTTAAGAAACTTTAAATATAAGTTAGACCTTATTGGCAGTTATGATTCTAGTATTAATTCTATAAAGTCAACAGGTTATACCAAAATGGGTATAACAGGTAGTATAGATTACTATGAAAAGTTGATTGAAGGTATAGTAAATAACTTTGATCACTATGATCGATACCTATATTATGAAAGCGGCAGTACTGCATGGCCTAAAAACACAACAAGAAGACCATACGTCAATCAAGCCAGTACTACTTCAGAATCCATAACTTACTTTAACAACCTTTTACTTAGTGCATCCAACTACGATAACACAAACGTTGATATACTAACTAATACAGTACCAACATTCATAAGAGAGGATGATAACAACTCTCCTTACATTATGTTTGTTAGTATGATAGCGCACCATTTTGACAACCTTTGGATCTACTTTAAAGCTGTTTCAGATAAGTACGATGCCGATAACAGATTAAACTTCGGTGTTAGTAAAGACCTAGTTAAAAGTTCGATAGAATCATTAGGACTTAAACTATATGACTCAAATCAAACGTTAGATAATCTTTTCTCAGTTTTCACCGGTGAGTCGTACAACAGTGGTAGTGAAGTATTAACGGAGTTAGTCACTGCAGTTTCAGGTAGTCAAAACGAACACCTTCAACCAGTTCCAAAAGATAACTACCTTAAAGAGGTATACAAAAGAATATACCACAACCTGCCTGTGATTTTGAAAGGCAAAGGTACTGAAAGAGGTTTAAGAGCACTTATTAACTCTTTTGGTATACCGAGTGATGTACTACCTATAAAAATATATGGAGGACAAAATCGTAACCAACCCAAGTTTACTGGTGAAAATTACGTAACATCCTCTATCGATAAAATTAGATTAGAAAACACAGGTAGCTACGTAACAGGTAGTACTTTATCTAGATACACTTCAGTACTTAACAGAGACTCTAAATATTCAGACGACCTACATCTCATAGAAGTAGGGTTTGATATTAACCAACCCCTTAATGAATACCTAAAACAGCAACTACCTACAAACTTTAATATAGATGATTACATAGGTGATCCTCGTGACGATGGTAATAGTAGTTATGGTGAGCTTGCGAAGCTGAGAGAAACGTTGCTCGGCAGGGATGAAGACGGTGCTGCTATATGGGAGGCTATTACCAAACAATGGGAAGAGTATACCGATTTTTGGAATGCAGATTTAATTCAACGTACTCCTGGTGCATTTATAAGATTGGTTAAGTTCTTTGACAACAGTGTATTTAGGGCAATAAAAGACCTTATACCTGCTCGTAGTACTCTGAATACCGGAGTAGTGGTAAAACCAGACATACTTACTAGAAACAAGGCAAAACAAGTTCAGGTATCTTTTGAAAACAAAATATACACTGGAAGTATACAGACCAACACAATCACTGGTAGCCACGGTAGTTCATTTGGGTATAAAGATAAATTAAATACTGACTACTCTTCTAGTTTTGTTTCACCATTAGGAAGAGTACCACGAAACGTAACAGACCAGTCACCTAAATACTCTGGTGAGTTTTCTGGTAGTTTAGTTATTGCATCTGATACAGAGTTAAACTCAGCTAACCCGTTTAAGAAGTTAGCACAGCCAATAATAGATTTTAACATTACTGTATTTAACCTTTCACTTGCAATACCACCATCATGTGATTTATTCCTTACTGCTACGTATGTAGGAGACGTGTTAAACTTCTTTGGTGAAGGTACAGGTGTTAACAATACAGGAACTGTTAGACAGATATACCCAGAAACAACAACAGCTATATCAGGTAGCTTAACAGTTGTGAATGACTTCACACAATATGAATATGTATCAGTAATTGCAGAAGGAGTAACTTACGGAGGAGGTTCCTATGCAGGTATATTTGATGGTTGGTACACCCTACCACAAGGTAGTGGTTCGTTAGTAACTAGCGGCAGTACCATAACACTAACCTTTGATATGCAAACAGTAACCGGTAGTAATTATTATGCAAATTTTGTAGACCCATAATATGACAGAACTAGAATTTATATCAACAAGTCCTCTTGAATACGGAGGTAATGTAAATGCAAACTTACTAATAAGTAGTAGTGTAGTTAACCCTGGTGTGGACAACACACCACAAGCTCCTTTTACGTTAGTAGGTATGACCGTACCTTTTCAAGATGACCAAGAAACTAAACTAGTCTCAGCTCTTAAAGAAATTGATGAGTTAAGATTTAATTTTACTGGAGGAGTCATCACCACTAAGATAATTAATAGAAAAAGACGAAACGGGTACTTTTACTTAAGACTAGAACCTTTGGTGTTTGATACTTTACCTCCTGTTATTGAAACTTTAGCAGTTGGAACACCTGCTGAACAAGACATTTATAGATTTGATGAATCAGAATTTATATTTAAACCATTTTTTGAGATTTCATTTGCAAATAATGATTTTAATCCTTTAATTAATACGTCTAATGATAATAAATTAAATGCTGTTAGGCAAGTAGTTGATAGAGTATCTGATGCTGCTAATCCAACTAACTTACAAGCAATTTTAGCACTAACAGCACAACCTGCACAGATACAGAATTGTTCATACACAAAAGCAGGTATAGTGAATGCAAGATATAATGGTACAAAATTAACCAGTGGTAGCGTAGAAGGTAATGATCCTGCACTATCATTTAAAGAATTTGATGGTTCAATACACCTGTTAGATTCAAACAATTCAACAATAGCAGGCATTGATGATACTAAAAGAGATATTAAAACTATATACTTTAACCCTATATTAACTGGTTCTCATCCAAACAAACACGAACAAAACTTCCCAGAATTGACAAGCATACTATACCAGGAAGAAGATAAAAGATTTGTAAGAGTTTCAAACAAAAAAGTATTAATAGTAGAAACTGCCACTATACTTACAATGGGTGAAGTGGGTAAAGTAACACTTGTTGAATAAAACAATTAACAACGATATTTATATAAAACAATAAAACGAAATGGGATATTTAGATAATTCGGTCGTAACAGTAGATGCGATCCTAACTAAAAAAGGAAGAGAGCTGTTGGCTAGAGGGGACGGTTCTTTTAAGATTACTCAATTTGCATTATCAGATGATGAGATTGACTATACTCTTTATAATCCTTCACATCCCTCTGGTTCTGCACTTTATGGTGAAGCAATCGAGAACATGCCTCTACTGGAAGCATTTCCTGATGAGACACAGATAATTAAGTATAAGTTAACAACGTTACCAAGAGGTACTTCTAAGCTACCTGTATTGGATATAGGGTTCAGTTCTATTAGCCTTAAACAAGGAGCTTCTGTAGCTGTAACCCCACAAACGCTTAACTACTTAGGTTCAACTACAATATTTGAAACAGAAGGCTATACAGCAACAATAGCAGATATTAGAGTGTTAAACACCTTTTCAGGTGTAGGCGTAACAACTGAAGAAGCAGAAAAACTAAACACCAGTACTACAATAGGTACTAACGTTTCTAAGACGGTGATTGGAACATCAATCAACTTAACTTCTACATCTGTAAATACATTATTTGGTAGTAGGACGCAACTTAACACCACACTAACAGTAATCGGTAGAGGTTCTGGAGCTAGAATTACAATACCAGTAACAATTACCAAAACTAACTAATTATGTCATATAAGAGATTTGATCAAGAGGATGTCGTTGTAAGTGCTGAGTCAATTACCTCTCCTGTGTGGACAGGTGATAAGACAGTCCTAAACACATTTTTTACTTCTTCTACACAAACTGGTGGAACTACAGGAGATTACTACTACAACATTTACAACACAGGAAGTGCCTTACAAGGTTCAAGAGTACAGTTTGCTATTGCCTATGGAGATAAAAAAGGAAGTGGATCTTTATCATTTAATAATGCTGTACCAGGAAAAGCACCTTCTTCTACAATTTACGGTCAATATAGAAATTTAGTATTAGGAGATGAAGATTCA